CGATCACATTCGGCCAGTCGGGGCTCCTGGCCGCTCGCGGCGCCCTCGCTGGGTCCGCTGCGATCACCTTTGGTCAGACGGGCTTGCTCGCCGCTCGCGGTGCGCTTGCGGGCACCGCGGCTGTCACGTTCGGCCAGTCTGGCTTGCTCACGGCGCGTGGTGCGCTTGCCGGCGAGGCGGACATCACCTTTGGTGCGTCGGCGACCGCTAGCCAGCCGGGCGCGCTGGCCGGCACGGCCGCCATCACCATCGGTGGATCCGGGCTTCTCACCGCTCGTGGCGCCCTGGCCGGCACCGCGGCGATCACCTTTGCCGCCTACGGCACCGTCCCACCGCCGGTCACGGAGCAGAAAATCGGCGGCGCGGGCACCTCGCCGCGCCAGGGGCAGGCGTATCCGAAGCCGCCTCGCGGCTACACGGAGGGGCGGTATCCGGCGGTCATCGGCGGTCGGCTGGTCGCAACCGAGGGCGCGGATGGCGTCCGCGGTTCGCTGCTACCGGGGCTTCTGGGCGAGCTTCTCGCACAGGAGTCGGGTGAGGACGAGCTCTCGGGGCGCCTGGGCGTCAGCGTCAATGCCGCGCTCGCTTTGCTCGAGGACGCGGACATCGCTACCGGCGCTTGTGCGCTCGTGCTGGGCGCCGGCGGCGACGCGCTCGAGGCGCCGGATGCGTGCGAGGGAGCGGCGAGCGTTGACTGGCGGCAGGCGGAAAGTGAGATCATCGAGCTTCTGGCCGACTGAAGGAGACCGCCATGCGTCGCTTACCATTCGTTTTCGCAGGTGCCATCGCCCTCATGCTGGCGTTCGCTGCGCGCTCAGCGGCGCCACTTACATCTCCGGTGCCGTATATATGTCCATCCGCCACCGCCGCAAAGCCCATGAGCGCCGCGGGCGCCACCTGGCCGAACTGCGCGGGTGCGATCTACCAAGCCCCGACCTCGGCGGCCGCGGTGATCGACATCGGGAACGCCTGGGCGCTCTACACGAGCGCGGTGCCGACGTCCCAGGTGTGGAGCTGCCCGAAGGGCGCGTACCTGTCGCCGGCGTTCTCGGCGTGCACGACGACAGCGACCGGATCAGCGTCGGCGGCCGCCTGGACCGCATTCTCGGCTCTGCCTGCGATCACGCCACCTACGCCGCCGGCGACTTACTCCGTCGCGCTGAAATGGACGGCACCGACGCTCGATACGAGCAAAGCGGCAATTGTTCCGCCGCTGAGCTTCAACATTTACGAGGGCTTGGCCGGGATCACGCCGGCGAAAGTCCTCGCGGGCCTCACAGCGGCGACGTCGACCGTGACGGGCGTGCCGGCGGGGAACTCGTGCTTCACGGTGACGGCGGTCACCGCCCAGGGGGAGAGCGCGCCATCGAATCAGGCTTGCCTCACGGAGCCCGGGGCGACGAAATTCCCGCCGGCCGCTCCGGCGGCACTCTCCGCAGCCGCGCCTTAAACGCGAAGCGCCGCCAGCAGCGGCAGGAACAGAACGGCGGCAGTGTCCTGCAATGTTGTGGTGCGGGCGTAGCGCAGTTCGGATGTTGGCGCGAGGACCAGGGGATCCGGCAGTGCCAGTGGCGATGTCGGCTCGCGGACTACCTGCGCGGGCTGCCGTTCGACCTTCGGCCATAGCGTTTTGCGCGCGGCGCGTATAAAGTTCGCGCGTGCGAGGCCTGTACCTACCGTTCGAGTTTAAGTCGGCGGGCTCGCGCGCCATCGAAGCGCGCGACCTGCCGCTGGACCGTTGCGAGTTGAAGTTCGTCCAGACGAGCGCTTCTGCGCCGGTGCAGTTCAAGGGCTATGCATCGAAGTGGGGCGGCGTCGACTCCTACGGCGACACCATAGTGAAGGGCGCTTTTAAGCGCGCGCTGTCCGATCGCATGCCGATCATGCTGTCGAGCCACGATCGGCGGTCCGTGGTCGGCAAGTACCTGTCGGCTCATGAGGACGACACGGGGCTCGCGGTGCATGGGGAGCTTACGCCGGGTCACTCCAAAGCTGGGGACCTGGCCGCGTCGCTTAAACACGGCGCGCTCTCGGGCCTGTCGATCGGCGGCTACACCGTCGATTCGGACCCGATCCCGAACGGCGGCCGCGCCATCAAAGAATTTGACCTTTACGAGGTCTCGCCGGTGGCCATGCCCGCTGACGAGTCCGCGCGCATTGATCTTGCGAGCGTCAAGTCGCTGATCGATCAGTGCGAGAAACCATCCGATTTTGAGAGGGTCCTGCGCGAGGCCGGACTCTCGAAGGGCGACGCAAGGGACTTTGTGTCGCGCTTCACCCGCACGCTACGGCGCGAGGCTGGCAGTGGTGATGGGGATGACGATGACGGCGCGGGGCTTTTGACGGCTCTGCGGGAAATCTCGATCCCGAAATCACTTTTTACGGTGTAACCACAATGCATTTGCAGCGAAACGCCATGCTACGGCGTCCGCGCCCTTTTGAGATCAAAGAAGGCACGGACAATGGGCGCACGTCGCCCGAAATCAAAAATCTGGAGGACCTTAAAAGCGAGTTCCTGAAGCAGCATCGCGAGCTTCAGTCTTTCATCGTCAAGGCCAACGCCGAGATCGCAGCGAGCGGCACGGCATCCGCGGAGACGAAGGCCGCGATGGTCGCGCTCACCGAGAGCCTGAACACCGTCGGCACGCGGCTCGACAAAATCGAGGCCAAGGGCAATCGACTGACTGAGCAGCAGAACGACCAGAAGTCGCTCGGGCAGCTCTTCACCGAGTGCGCCGAGTACAAGGCGATGGCCACCGGCGGCGCGAAACGCGGCCGCATGGAGGTGAAGCAGATCGTCAACGCTTCCGGCACCACGCAGCCTTTGGTCGCGCCCGAGCGCGTTCCGGAGATCGTGTTCCCGGCAATGCGCAAGCTGCGGATCCGGAACATGCTCCGGGTCGGTCAGACGATCTCCAACATCATTTTCTTCCCGCAGGAGCTCGTGTACACGGACCTTGCAGGACCGCAGGCAGGCGGCTCGCCGACGGCGGCGGGTGAAAATATCCTCAAGAACGAGTCCAACATCACCTTCCAGTTTGCGACCGCGCCGGTCGTGACCATCGCGCACTTCATTCTGGCGTCGCGCCAGGTGCTCGAGGATGCGCCGATGTTGCAGAGCTACATCGACGGCCGTCTGTCGTATGCGCTTGCACTCGAGGAGGAGCGGGAGCTTCTGAATGGCGACGGCTCGGACGGCGGTCTGGTCGGACTCATGGCGCAGGCCACCGGCTACGATGCATCCCGTCAGGGCGGCGGATCGACCAAAATCGACACGCTTCGCATGTCGATGACGCAGCTGTACCTCTCGGAGTACTTCCCGGAGTTCGTGGTGCTGAATCCGATTGACTGGGAGTCGATCGAGCTGCTGAAGGACACCCTCGGCCGCTACATCATCGGCAACCCGCTGTCTGACGGCGTGCCGCGGATCTGGGGCCTGCCGGTCATCGTCACCAACTCTCAGGTAAAGGGGCAATTCCTGACCGCGAACGGCACGCTTGCCGCTCAGATCTGGGATCGCATGCAGGCCGCCATCGAGCTGTCGCGTGAGGACAGCGACAACTTCCGCCGCAACATGGTCACGATCCTGACCGAGGAGCGCTTGGCTCTCACGGTCTATCGTCCGCAAGCCTTGATCAAGGGGGTATTCACGGACTAGAGTCCGGCCCACGCATTCAAACGTGACGTCTGTCCGTTAGACAGTAGAGGGCGGGAGCAATGGTGCTCCCGCCCTCGCAGTTCGATTTCGTAGAAAAACGATGATGAAAGTCGAAGCCTTACGCAGATTCTCAAGCCTGCACGTGACCGGCCTGGTCATGCCGCACCAAATATTGACCGTGCCGCGCGCCGTCGGCTTGATGCTTTACTCGCAGGGTGTCGTCCGCATCGTTGAGGAGGACCCTTGCGATTCAGAGACGTCGGAAAAACCTGCATCATCCTCGCCAGCGGACCCACCGCCGGGCTCTGCGACACGTCCCTTCTCCCTGGATGGCCGGTCATCGCCGTCAACGACGGGATCTACCTCTACCACCAGGCCGGCTGGCTCTACGCGGCAGACTGGCGGTGGTGGGACGCCCATCACGAACACGTCGTTCAGCACAGCCCGCGAACGGAGCTCTGGAGTCAGGACGCCAAGGCCAGCCAAAAATATAGGCTCCATCACGTCGAAGGTGTCCGCGGGCCAGGTCTCAGCACCGAAGCCGGAAAAATAAAGCTCGGCGGCCACATCGGGAACTCCGGTGCGCAGGCGATGAACCTCGCGGTCATGTTTGGCGCGAAGCGCCTGATCCTGGTCGGTTTCGACATGAAGCGCATTGACGGCAAGGCGCACTACTTCGGCGAGCACCCGCCCGGGCTCAATCGCGGCGACGGCTGGACGAACTTCGTCGCTCAAATGGGACCGATGGCGGCGGAGCTCTACGAGGCGGGCGTCAAGGTGATCAACACCTCGCCCGACACCGCGCTCCCGTACTTCGACAAGGGCAACCTGCCTCAAGCGCTGAAGGCCGCGAAGCTGTGCCCCGAGCCATCCTGCTAATCCGCCAGGACCCGGCGTACCGGCGCGTCGCTTTCGAGTTGGGCTTGCGCCGCTGCGGCTTCACCATCCACGGCAACATGGGCGGCGATATCCAGCCGACCGACGTGCTCGTGATCTGGAATCGCTACGGGCATTGGGACGTGCTCGCGAAGCAGTACGAGTCGCAGCGCGCGCGCGTCATCGTGTGCGAGAACGGCTACCTCGGGCGCGATTGGAACGGCGACTTCTGGTATGCGATGTCCCGCGGCAACCACAACGGCGCGGGCCAGTGGCCGACGGGCTCCCCGGACCGGTGGGACGCGTGTCAAACACCGATTCGACCGTGGCGCCAGTCAGGCGATGAGATCGTGATCCTGGAGACGCGCGGCATCGGGCCGCCCGGCATCCGCGAGCCGCATCACTGGTCTCAGAACCAGCTGGGCCCGGTGCACCGGGAGACGAAGATGCATGTGCGCCTGCGCAAGCACCCGGGCGAGTCGGGCATCGGGCCCGCGCTGGAGTCCGACCTCTCGCGCGCCGCGGCGGTCGTGACCTGGGGATCCGGCGCCGCATTGAAGGCGCTACTGTGGGGAATCCCAGTGTTCTACGGTTTCCCGCATTGGATCGGCCGGCGCGCGGCGACGTACCTGGATCCGGCGAAGCCGCCGTGTCCGCTGCCTAAATCGCTCCCGGACCGGCTGCCGACCTTTCAATCATTGGCCTGGGCGATGTGGCGGGTGTCCGAAATTGAGAGCGGTGCGCCGTTCATTGCCTTGCTCTCGGACCGGCTGTGATCGCGGTATTTGAAATCAAGGACCACCACCGCTCGCGGCTCACATGCCGGTCGATGCTGAAGGGCATCAAGAGCTGCGGCGAGCCTGCAATCTGGGGCCTCGAGCAGTACTGGAAAGGTGAAATATACGACACGGTCGTGTTCTACGGGCTCGAGGGGAACACGCCAAAAATCTTCGCCGACCACATCAACGCCGGTAAGAACGCGATCTACATCGACCTGGGGTGGTGGGGCCGGCGCGAGGGCGGCCGCTGGACCGGCTACCACAAACTAGTCCGCAACTCGCGCCATCCGAACGTTTATTTTCAAAGCACTTCCCACTCCCCTGGACGCTTTGAGCGGTTCGGCATCGGAATTAGTCCATGGCGCCGGGGCGGCTCGCACATCCTCCTGGCCGGCATGGGCGACAAGGGCGCGATCGCGGAGGGCTTCCGGCCGACCGAGTGGGAGCGCGCGGCAATAGTTGAGATCCGCAAGCACACCGACCGGCCGATCGTGTACCGGCCGAAGCCGTCCTGGAAGGATGCCGCGCCGCTTCCGGGCGCCGGCTGGTCGCCGCGCACGCAGGAGCTCGAGGAAATACTGAGCGGCGCCTGGGCGGTCGTTACCCACCACTCCAATGTCGCGGTCGACGGGATCGTGCGTGGCATCCCGGCGTTTTGCTGGGGCGGCGTCGGGCAGCGCTTTGCATCGCAGTCGCTGAGCGAGATCGAAAATCCCTATAAACCACCATCCGGCCGCGAGCAGTGGTGCGCCGACATTGCGTGGTGCCAGTGGTCGATCGCGGAGATGGCCTCGGGCGATGCGTGGCGCTATTTGCGCTCGGAGGGCTTGGTATGAAGGTCTGCTTCTGGATGTCGGACAAGCCGCGCGAGCGCTTGCTCGCGGATGCTTTCCTTGACGGCGTTCGGTCGCTCGGGGATGAGGGTTTCGCGCGTGCGCTTCTGCCGGCCGTCGAGATCGCGGACTGTGATGTCGCGGTGATGGTCGGCGTCAAATCTCGGGAGCTCTTCCGGGCACATTGGAATGCGGGCATCCATATCGTTTACCTCGACAAAGGCTACACCCGGCACGCCGCCGCGTCGCCGGTCAAATTGTGGGAGTACTGGCGGGTCGCAATCGATGCGCACCAGCCAACCGCGAGCTTGAAAATCGCGCGGCCGCACGACCGCGTCGACGCGCTCGGGCTCGAGGTGAAGCCGTGGCGGCCTCTGACGCCGAAGGGGCACATCCTGATCGCCGGCTCGAGCGCCAAATATCACGAGTTCTACGGGCTGCACGATCCGACGCGCTGGTCGAAGAAGCTCATCCGCGGGCTGCGGGAGAACGGCGTCACGCGGCACATCATCTACCGGCCGAAGCCGTCCTGGCGCGACGCGGTGCCGATATCCGGCAGCCGTTTTTCGGCATTGCCGGAGACCATCGAGGAGGTGCTCGAGGGCGCGCACGTGCTCATCACGCACGGCTCCAATGCCTGCTTTGAGGCAATATTGGCGGGCGTTCCGGTGCTGAACTTGGGAGAGGCGGCCGCCGGACCGATTGCGGAGGGCTACCTCAGAAACATCGAGGATCCTTTCGTGCCGACCGACGTGCAGCGCGCGGACTGGCTTGCGCGGCTCGCCTATTCCCAGTTCACCATGCGCGAGTTCGCGACGGGGGAAGCATGGCGCGTAATCCGCCCGCAGATTTTAGGGGAGCTTCGGTGATGCGGGTGCGTGGGCAGGACCAGCATGGCGAGTGGCTCCGCCGCGCTTCACCCGCCTACGCATCCGCGCTTCTGGCCGCGCGCGAGCACCACCAGAGGTCGAAAACGTACAGCGGCCTTTTCTTGCGCCAGCACGCGTCGCCGATCAAGGAGATCATCGACCGCTTGCGGATCCGCTCGGCGCTCGACTATGGCGCCGGCAAGGGCCAGCAGTACGCGTGGCGCTCACACGATGCGGCGACCGGCGTGCCGGTCGGCATGGGCCTCGAGGAGTTCTGGGGCATCCCGGTCACGAAGTACGATCCGGCGTGGCCGCCCTACTCGGGCGAGCCTGCCGGGCAGTTCGGGCTTGTGATCTGCACACACACGCTCGGCTCCATCCCGACGGTCGACCTGCCATGGGTCATCGACCGGATCTACGGTTTCGCGAGCCGGGCGGTGTACATCGCGGAGAAGCTCGGGCACGTCGGAAAGACGGTTCGACCGGATCCGCTCTTGCATCCGCACTTCAACCGCGCGCAGTGGCTCGAGGCCCTGGGCGACCCTTATGGGCGCGAGGTCACGCTCTCGACCCGCGAGCGCCTGCCGGACGGCCAGGTCGTGATCGAGCGCGGCCTCGTGCACGCGGACTGGTACGCGTCCACATGAGAATCCGGGTGCTCGGCGGCGGCTGGTACGGGTGCAGCATCGCGCTCGCGCTCAAGCAATCGGGGATCGACGTGGAGCTCCACGAGCGCGCAGGGGAGCTCTTCACCGGCGCTTCGGGCGGCAATCCGGCGCGGCTGCACCAGGGCGCGCACTACCCTCGGAACCGCCAGACGCGCGAGCACTGCCAGGACCACCACGCGGCCTTCATGCATCGCTACGGCTTTCTCACGCGCGGCGTGCCGGTCAACCTTTACGCCATTGCGGCGCACGATTCCCTTGTCGATTTCGGCACTTACTGCCAGGTCTTAAAGGGGGAGATCGAGTTCATCCGCGTGCGCGACCCGGCCGAGTTCGGGCTGAAGAGCGTGGAGGGCGCGATCCTGACGGGCGAGCGGCACATTCTGGTCGGCGAGGCGCGGGCCTACTTCGCGCGCGAGCTGGCCGACGTCGTGCGGTTTCACGTGGAACCATGCCCGGTCGACGACGCGGCGTGGGACTGGACCATCGATTGCACCTTTTGCGCGATGGATGCGGCGGGCGTGGAGCGCTACGAGCCGTGCCTGACGGCGATTCTGTCCGGGCCCACCGATAAGGCGGTCACGATCATGGACGGGCCGTTCCCCTCGCTCTATCCCTGGGATGAGCAGCGAGGGCTCGTGAGCCTCACCAGCGCGTCGCTGACGCCGCTTGCGCGCTGCCGCAGCCGTCAGGAGGCGGAGGAGGTCATCGCCGCCCAGAGCCCGCGTGCGCGCAACGACCGGGCGATGCAAATGATCCAGCAGATGGAGCAGTACTACCCGGACGTCACGAGCTTCGAGCTCGCGCGCACGCTTCTGTCGATCCGGGCCCAGCCGCGGTCTGGCTCCGACGCGCGCCTGGTCGACGTGGTGCATATCGGTTCGCGGGCGCTGCGGGTGCGCGCGGGCAAGATCGACGCGGTGCTTCTGGCCGAGGATCTCGTGAGGTCCATATGCTCGCGGTGACCGGCGTCAGCACCAGCATCGTCAAGGCGCTGTGCAGTCTCACGGGCGAGAAGGCGGTCCGGATCCGCTGCAATCCCTCCATGCATGAGCTGGATTGCACTTTCGACTGGTACGAGTGGGCGCCGGGCGAGCTCGTGACGGGCTACGTGCTCGCGGCGGGCGTAATCCACCCCACGGCACTCGCCGACCAGACGGCCGCGCAGGTGCAGGCGTCGCTTACGATCAACCTCGGCAACACGTTGCGCCTCGCCGAGTTCATCCTGGGCTACGACCAGGACGCGCGCATCGCGATCATCGGCTCGGCGTCCGCGCACTTTGGGTCCTTCGACGCGCTGTACGCGGCCTGCAAGGCGGGCCTGCACGGCTACGTGCAGTTCCGAAAGACGCGCGACTCGCAGCAGCTGATCGCGATCGCGCCGCCGCTCATCGCCGATTCGGGCATGGTTCAACGCCGGCACGACTGGCCGGAGGTGCTGAAGGAGCGCCGCTCGGTCACGTCGAGGGCGGTTGCGCAGGCGATCCTCGAGGCTTGGGAGAAGCGCCTCCGCGGCCGGATCATCTGGCTGTGAGACCGGGGCTCACTGTCGTCACCGGCTGGTCGCCGAAGGGGTACGGCGTCTACGGCAAGCGTTTCGCGGAGAGCTTCCAACGCCACATGCCGCCCGACGTGGACCTCATCGTGTACGGCGAGGAGCCGGTGCCGCTTCCTCGAGGCGAGTTCAGGCCGCTCTACGATATCCCGGGCGTTGTCGAGTTCATCGGCCGGCACGGCGCAAACGATGCGGTGCGCGGCCTCGACGTGCAGCCGCACTGGAAAGAGCGCGCGATCACGGCCGGCTACAACTGGAAATATGACGCGTTCAAGTTTTTCCGGCAGGGGCTGATCCCGCTCGCGGCCGCGGCAGAGTGCGAGACGGACCACCTGGCATGGTTCGATGGCGATGTCGTGTTCCGCTCGGCCGCACCGCCCTCGCGCGTGATCGTCGGCTGGCTTCCGGGCAAGCGCGCCCTAGCGCACTTAGGGCGCCATCCGAAGTGGTCTGAGATCGGCTTCCAGCTCTACCGGGTGCCGGATGCGCTGCCGGTGCTGATCGAGTTCTCGGACCTCTACACCAGCGACCGGTTTCTTGCGCTGAAGGAGCACCACAGCGCTTTCGTGTTCGATGCGGCGCTCATGCGCTTCCCGCAGCTCGTGCACGATATGACGCCGGGCGGCCGCGGCGACGTGTGGCGCCGCTCACCGCTGTGGCCGTGGTCGGATCACTTAAAAGGCGATAGGAAGTACAAATGAACGACGCTTATAGCGACGGGCGCCACAGAGTTTTCATCGGCTTCGACCCGCGCGAGAAGGACGCGTTCGAGGTCGCCTGTCACAGTTTGTTCCATCACGCGAGCGCGCCGGTTTTTCTCACCGCACTTAAGCTGCGGCGCCTGGCCGAGTCCGGGATCCTGCGCCGGCCGTCGCGCATCTGCGGCAAGTGCCACACGATGTGGGATGAGATCTCGGACGCGCCGCAGTCGACCGAGTTTGCGATCAGTCGCTTTTTGACACCGATCCTCGCGCAGCATGGCTTCGCGCTCTTCGTCGATTGCGATGTCGTGTTCCTGGGCGACGTCGCGGAGCTCTTCGCGTTCGCGGATCCTCAGTACGCGGTGCAGGTGGTGCAGCACCAGCCGATCAAGGTCGGCGAGGGCGAGACGAAAATGGACGGCCAGCCGCAGTTGGCGTATCCGCGCAAAAATTGGAGCAGCGTCATGCTCTTCAACTGCGATCATCCGGCGAACCAGTTTCTGACGCTGAAGCTCCTAAACGATGCGCCCGGCCGGGACCTGCACCGATTTTGCTGGCTCAAGGATGAGGAGGTCGGTAGGCTTCCGGGCGAGTGGAACTGGCTCGTTGGCGTGCAGCCGAAGCCGGCTCGACCGCAGATCGCGCACTTCACGTTGGGCGGTCCCTGGCTCCCGGACTGGAAAGGTGCAGAGCATGACTCCCTATGGCTGGACGCTCAGGCGCATTGTCGAACCGCTGGCGGAGCCCGTGTCGCTTGCGGAGGTCAAACTTCAGTGCCGCATTGACGCGGACATCGTCGACAACGACTCGCAGCTCCTGATCTACCAGCAGGCCGCGCGCGAGCAGGCCGAGGAGTTCACCCGCCGCGCTTTCATGCCGCAGAGCTGGCGCTACACGCTGCCGTGCTTCCCGATCATCGAGAAGTGGTGGACCGACCAGCGCATCAGGCTCCCGCGCTGCCCGGTGATCAGCATCGACAAGTTCACGTACATCGCCTGGGACGATGTCGGCACCGCGACACCGCTTACGCCGTGGGATGGCACCACCATCGGCCAGGCGATCTCCAACCAGTACCTTTTGGCGACCGACGATGAGCCGCCGACGCTCGAGCCGCCGTTCGGATCCTTTTGGCCGATCTGCCGGCCACAGGCGGGTGCTGTCGTGGTCGAGTTCACCGCGGGCTACGAGGGCGTCGGGTCGCCCACCGACTTCACCGACACGTCCGGCGTGCCGGCACGCGCCAAGCAGGCGATCCTCTCGCTTTGCGGGCATTGGAACGAGAACCGCGAGGCGGTCGTCGCCGGTCCACGCTACTCGGCTGAAAAAGTGCCGTTTGCCACCTTTGAGGACACGCTCGATACGCTGCGGGTGTATCCGTGAGGATCCGCATGCCGTGCGGGGTGTGCACGAAGGTGCGGGGCTGGATGCCGGCGGCGATCCGGCAGCGGCTCGCGGAGGTCGAGAAGCGCATCGCGGACATGAAGGCGGAGGACCGCCAGCGCGACGAGAAGATCGAGCGCGAGCGGCAGCACTTCCGCGCGCGTGGCGAGATCCGGCCGCCGCTGAAGGGCGACACCGTCGATGGCTGAGATGATCCTCGCGGGGACGCTGCGGCACCGGGTGACGATCCAGGCGCCGCAGGACGCGCGCACCAACTCCGGCGCGACTAAGACGGTGTTCGTCGACTACCTGGGGCCCATCTGGGCGTCCGTTGAGCCGCTGACCGCTCGCGAGCTGTGGGCCGCCGCCCAGGTGCAATCGGAGGCCACGGTGCGCATCCGGATCCGCTACCGGCCGGGGATCACGGCCAAGATGCGCGTCAAATGGCAGCGCATCCCAGGCTCGCCCAACGTGTACGACTGGTATGAAATCGAGGGGCCACCGATCGACATCGAGGGCCGGCACCACGAGCTGCACTTGATGTGCGTGCTGCGCGAGGCGGAGGGCTTCCGCCAGGGTGCGCCGTCGTGAGTAATGCGCTCGTGGGCGCGCGGGAGCTCGGCCAGCAGTTGGACCGCCTCGCGCGCAACGTGGCGAAGCGCGACTTACGAAAGGCGATGAAGGCGGGGATCAAACCGGCGCTCGACCGCGCGCGCGCCATCATCCCTCAGGGCGTCCGGTCGCACCGCAGCGGCAAGCACGGCCGGCTCCTGCAGCCCGGGTTTTCCGCGACGCAGATCCGCGTGAGCACATCGATCAAGGCCAACGGCACCGATGGGCTTGCGCACCTGGGCGTCACGAAGGAGGCGTATTACGCGGTGCAGTTCACGGAGCGCGGGACGAGGAAGGAGAGCGCGCGGCCGTGGCTGGAGCCCGCGTTTGAGCAGACCGCGGAGGCGCAGGTGCAGGCGTTCGCCGATTCGCTGCGCGCGAGCATCGAGGAGTCTGTGAAGGGATGAGCGGACCCAACCTTTCGGCGTTTTTGACCAACATGGCCGCCATCCAGGCGATCGCGGGCACCCGGATCTATCCGGACAAGTCGCCGCAGCATGTCTACGACGAGGATGCGGCCTCGCAACCCTACGCGGTCTACCAGCGCAGCAATGTGGAGAGCCAGGTGCTCTTTTGCGGGATCGACGACCTGCAGCGCTTCACGATGCAGATCGACACCTACGCGGCCGACTACGACAATGCCGAGGCGCTGGCGAATGCCATCCGGGATGCACTTCTTCCGAAAAACGCGGCGGGCATTAGAGTAGGCTACGCGGGACCGATGGGCGGCGTGACCGTGCAGACCATCCAGCCGGACACCGAGTCGGTGCCTGGGCCGGACGCTGAGCCCGGATTGTTTCGTGTATCGCAGAGCTTTAATATCTGGTGCCGGGAGGCAACCTCATGACCAATAAAGCATTCGTCGGTGGCGTCTACCTTGCGCGCGGCGATGGTGGTTCGCCGGAGGTGTTCACCCGGATCTGCCAGACCTACGGGCTCGGCGACTTCGGGCAAAAGAACACGCTGGTCGACGTGACCACTTTCTGCTCCGGCGGCGTGATGGAGTACGTTTCCGGCCTCTCGGACGGCTCCGAAATCACGGCCGAGATGAACTACGAATCGCTCGACCCGGTGCAGTTGGCGATGATCGATGCCTGCAAAAACAAGGCAATCGGCGACTTCGAGCTGCAGGTCGAGGGCACCACTCCCGGTGTGGTCGACGTCACGTTCATGTTCACTTGCCGCTACATGGCCTGGACGATTAAGCCGTCTGTCTCTGGCAAGAACACGATCACGTTTTCACTCAAGATCTCTGGCGACATCGTCCACAGTCCCTAGACCATGCATCCGCTCACCCGCGCCGCGGCGTTGCTTCGCAGTTCTGTTGTGGTCGCCGACATCACCGTGTGGGTCCGCGAGGCGACTGCGGCAGAGTTGGGCGACTACAACGAGCAGCAGAAGACTGACCGCGACGGTGCGCTCGCGAAGCTCCTAAAGGCGTGCGTGACCGATGAGGAGGGCGCGCCCATCCTCGACGACGCCGACGCGGCGGCCTGGGCTCGCAAGAGCGCGATCGCATTCCCTGTGGTCTCGGAAATCCTCACTCTCGGGCAAAAAAAAATCGAGATTCCGAAGGTCGACTCAGCGAAGAAGCGCGATTTGCCCACCGCCTAGCGCTCGCGCTCGGCCGCACTGTCGGCGAGCTTTACGCCACCATCTCCCCGCGCGAGCTCGCCGACTGGGTCGAGTACGCGCAGCTTGAGCCGTTTGGCGCGGTTCGGGATAACATGCACGCGGGCATGCTGGCCGCGCTGTTCTTTAACTCCCATTGGGTCGACGAGCGCCCTCGCACGCACCAGGACTTCATGATTGTCGACCGTGAGACCTACGAGCGGCGGCAGACGGCGAATCTGATCGCGTCGCTTACGAGGCTCGCGACCAACACGAAATCGATCGGCAAAAAGCGCAAGAAGAGGCCACGTCGATGACAGATCTGGCGAAACTGGTCGTTAGCCTCGAGGCGCAGACCGCTCAGTTCGTAGCGGAGCTCGGTAAGGCGCAGGCCAAACTCGACGCCTTCTCCGGGTCCATCAACAACCTGCTGGGCGGCATCGCGGAGAAGGTCGCCGCGGCGTTCACCGTCGATGCGATCACCTCATTCGTCGACGGCGTAATCCAGAATGCTGCGGCGCTCGAGCGGATGTCGCAATCGACCGGCCTTGCGGTGGACCAGCTCTCGGCGCTGCAGTACGCGGCGAAACAGTCGGGCGTTGACACCGAGGCGCTCGGTGTGTCGCTGCGCAAACTAAACGTCAATATCTCGGACGCCGCGGGCGATGCCACCAGCAAGAGCGCCACCGCTTTCAGGCTCCTGGGCGTCTCGTTCAAGGATGCGGCCGGTAACGCGTTGGGGATCGGCCAGGTGCTCCCGCAGATCGCGGACAAGTTCGCCAACTCCGCCGACGGCGCCAACAAGACAGCGATCGCGGTGCAGCTCTTCGGCCGCGCCGGCGAGCAGATGATCCCGCTTCTGAATAAGGGCGCCGCCGGCATGGGCGAGCTTATGGATGCAGCGCGCGCGCTCGGGCTCGTGATCGATGACACCACCGGCAAGGCCGCGGAGGAGTTCGAGACGCGCCTGACCGCTCTGAAGGGTGCGCTCGGCGGGATGGCGACCTCGATCGCAAAGGATCTCCTGCCGACGCTCACCGATCTCGCCAAGGCGTTCACGTCGACGGCGGACAAGAGCGAGTCGATGAACGTGGCGGCGACCACCATCAGCTACCTGTTTAAGGGTTTGGCATCGGTGTTCTCCGCCGTGGTGACGGACTTGAATATGACCGGGAGCCGCCTTGCGGGCATCGCCGCAACCATCGTGGAGCTTGCGACCGGCAACTGGAAAGAGGCAGCGTCGACCTGGAGCGACATCAACTCCGAGGCGGAGCGGATCTCCGCCGAGGGCCAGGCGCAACAGTCGGCGATCTGGAAAGCCGGCGGCGAGGAGGTGCTGTCCGAGGTCACGATCACCGCGAAGCGGATCAAAGAGCAGCTCGGGAGCATGACGGGCGGCCAGGAGCTCGAGAAAGCGATCAAGTCGATCGAGGCCGCGATCGCGAGCCTGAAGCAGCGGGCCGCCGGCATCGATATCTCGGGCGGCCTGAAGACGAGCAACGCCGCGGCTGCGGAGTTCGCGGTCACCGCCGGGAACCTCGCGAAGGCGGTCGCGATCGCTGGCGTCCAGGGCAAGGTGCTTGCGACGCAATACATCGAGGCCGCAAAGGCGCTTGATCTGCGCGAGGCTCAGGCGTCGGTCGCGAAGCTCACCGTATCGCTCAAGGAGCAGGTCGCAACCTTCGGGATGTCGAAAGCACAGGCCGACCAGTACAAGCTCTCGACCGGAGCCACCGGCGAGGCACTTGCGCGCATGGGAGCCGACGGTCTTGTGGCGAAGGCGAGCATCGAGCAGCTCGACGTCGCGCTTGAGAACAAGGAGGCCGAGGGCTCCGTCATCTCGCTGCAGACGCAGGTCAATAAATTGAGGCAGTCCCTGGGCGATGCCGGTGCTGCGGCGGTCGAGTTTCAGACCCGGACGCAAAAGCAGCAGTACGTCGACACCAATAACACCGCGGCGCTCGCGAACCTGAAAATTAACCAGGACGCGACCATCGCTCAAAACACCTACAACGATGCGAACGAGCGCGCGCAGCGCATCGAGGCGCAGCTCGCGCAAACAGAGGCCACCATCAACGCCGCGCGGGCGATGGGCACGAAGTCGGACCTGCAGTCGCAGGCCGAGGTCGCGACCGCCCGGGATGAGGCGCTCGTGAAGCTGCAGGCGATCGACGCCGAGATGCAGCAAATCGCGAAGGACTCAGGATTGCCGGTGCTGCAGCAGCAGGCCAACGCGTTCACCGCGAGCCTAAAAACCATGCAGAGCCAAACCGAGACGCTCGGGAAAACGGTCAACCAGGACCTGCAGTCATCCTTCTCGAGTTCGTTTGCGTCGATCCTCGATGGCGCGTCGACGGTGCAGAAGGCGCTGCACAATTTCCTGTCGTCATTTGAGAAGGACCTCGCGGACCTGGTCGCGAAGAACCTCACGCAGCAGCTGTTCGGGAACCTCTTCAATACGGGCGGCGGTGCGTCGACCGGCTGGCTCTCCGCAGCAGCCGGCGCGCTCGGCTTCGGCGGCGCCAAAGCAGGCGGCGGTGCGGTCACCGCGGGCACCGCGTACCTCGTGGGCGAGGAGGGCCCGGAGCTTATGATTCCCGGGATGTCGGGCAGCATCGTGCCGAACAAGGCGACCATCGGCGGCAAGACCACGGTAAACCAGAACTTCCACTTCCCGGGGCAGGCGACCGTCACGCGGCAGACGCAGTCTCAGGTCGCCGCCGCCGCTGCGCAGGGCCTGTCGAAAGCATCGCGGAGAAATAACTAATGATCACAGCGGACCCGATGCCGGTGTTCCCGACGTGCCCGACGTTCGGCTTCACCGTCACGCCGTCGATTCTGGTCAAGGTCATTAGCCGCGAGTCGGGCAACGAGCGCCTCGACCGCAAGTGGGCGTTGCCGCTCAGGCAGTTCACCGCGGTGCCGATCGGTCCGCGCCCGCAGGCGGATCTTGAGGCGCTGCAGAACTTCTGGCTCGCGATAGGCGGTATCTCGACCTACTTTCGCTTCACCGACTGGACCGACTACCAGAGCTGTCCGCTCGACAGCGTGCCCAGCGCGCTCGACCAGTTGCTTGGCGCGGACGTTGGCTCGCCGCCGGTCGGCTTCCAGCTTGAGAAAACGTACACCGCCGGGACGCTCTCAATGATCCGGCCAATCACGCGGCCGATCGGCAGTACCGTCATGATCGCGAACGAGTCGGGGCAGGTGCAGGACCCGTCCACCTGGACGCTCGACGAGTCGACCGGCATCTTCGTGCCGAACGGCGGCTTCGTCGGCACGCCGGGGTCCTGGGGCGGACAGTTCCACGTGCCGCTGCGCTTCAAGGACGAGCCGCAATTCGAGATCACCGACCATCTTATTCAGGGGCTCAATCAGGCGGCGACCTTCGTTGAGAGTCGGCTCGGATGAGAGTGATTCCGGCGCCGCTTCTGGCGCACTTTAAGGGCTCGCGGACCAGCATCGCGATTTGCTGGCTCATCGAAAAATCGAACGGCACGCTCATCCGCGGCACCGAGCATGACGCCGACGTGGTGCTGCCCACGCAGTCGCCGGATGACCTGGGGATCTCCGGCACCTACTTTGCGAAGGCGGGCATCAGCGGCACCGATATCAAATCCTCATCGGACGGCTCGGTCGATAACATGGAGGTCTCGGGCGGCTTCCCGACCGATGCGCTCGTGGTCGATGTCACCCTGGACGATTTGAACAGCGGGCTTCTGACCGCCGCTCCCGTCACGGTGTTCGCGTGCAACTGGCAGGACCCGACCATGGGGTACGTGATCCTGTTGCGCGGCTACCTCGGGCAACCGACGCACACGTCGGACGGCGGCTACACGGTCGAAATCCGCTCGCTTGCGCAGCTCCTGACGCAGAACGTCTGTCAGAGCTACAACGAGAATTGCAACGTGATCCGCTTTGGCGATGCGCGCTGCAAGTTCGATGTCTCAACCACGCTCATCACAGGCTCGGTCACCGGTGTCACCAGCCGCCGCATCTTCGCGGTAAACATGGCCGAGGGCTCGCCATCGCCGCAGTGGAGCTACTCGGGCGGCTTGCTCACCTGGCTCACCGGCAACAACGCGACCTTTCAGCGCGAGGTGAAGCTCGAGCCGCAAGCGCAGATCGATGGGTTCCTGGAGCTGTGGGACCAGACGCCGGAGGATATCCAGGTCGGCGACACGTACCAGATCACCGCCGGGTGCGACCGCACCGCCGCGACCTGCCAGAACGTGTTTAATAATCTAGTCAACTTTCGTGGCTACGGGGTGTACATCCCGGGCGTCATGGCGCTCACCCAGGGGCCGACGTGATCACGAACGCGGAGTTCATTGCGGCCGCGCGCAGCTGGCTCGGCGTGCCGTACCTGCACCAGGGGCGCTCGCGCCTGGGCGTCGATTGCGTGGGGTTCCTTGCGTGCTGTGCGGCGGACATGGGCGTGCTGCCGGCGCCGGTCCCGGCGAACTACGGGCGCGTGCAGCAGGGGGCTCTCAAGGACTACATGGTCAAATACGGCAAGCCCGCGCCGGCGGCCGCGGCGGGTGTCGTCGTCGTTATCCGCTGGCCACAGGCGGTGCACGCCGCGCACATTGCGCTCTGCACCGGGCCCACGATCCTGCAGTGCTACGAGATCGCAGGCGGCGTGATTGAGACCCGTTACGGGGCGCCGTGGACGCGACTCACCGATAGCTTCTGGCGGTTTCCGGGAGTGGTCGGTTGAGTAATTTCGGCCAGGTCGCGCTCACCATTGTCGGTGGCATCGTCGGCTTTTTTGTCGGCGGTGGCCCGGTCGGCGCGCTCTACGGTTCGCAGCTGGGGCTCCTCGCCGGGAGCATGCTCTTCCCGACGGTGCTCGACGGTCCGCAGATCACGGACCTCAACACCACGAACTCGACCGACGGTGCGCCGGTCACCATCGTGTGGGGCACCATCGGCGTGCCGGGTAACGTGATTTGGCTCGCGCCGATCGTCACCAGCACGAGCGGCGGCAAATCTGGGCCCGACATTCAGACCTTCAACTACACGCAGTCGATTGCCATCGGCATCTGCGAGGCGACCACGCCGGACGGGACCGCGACTCCGATCGGCGGCATGCAGCGGGTGTGGGAGAACGGCAAGCTCGTTTACGATATCTCGCCGCAGGACGTGGCCGATGGCGAGGACGACCAGACCTACGCGAACCGGCTCGCCGCCGCCGCCTCTTACGCCGAGACTTTCGTGCTCTACCTCGGCACCGAGGACCAGCTCGCCGATCCCACCATCGAGTCGGTGCAGGGCGCGGGCGCCGTGCCGGCGTTCCGCGGGCTCTGCTACATCGTGTATCCGAACCGCGCGCTCACCGATGCGCAGGCGCTGCGGCACCCGACCTTCAAATTTGAGGTCTACACATCCGGCACGCTCGACTGCAAGCCCGCGACGTCGCTGTCGACCGAGGTGCTCTACCCATGGGTCGCCTCGGGCCCGAACGACGGCAACATCAACAGCTACAGCATCGCTTTTGTCGATGACGACATTGCAGGGCCACCGAACCTTTCCGGCTCCTATACCACGCTGCAGCAGGCGCTTGACCGGGTGCAGCAGATCTACGGCTTTGCGGTCGGTAATTACCTGGGCTATTCGATGCAGCGCTCGGGCGGCGGCGGCATCGCGGACGACATTCAGAACTCCCTCGGGCCGTCGGCGGTGCAGTACGGCGACCCGGATCCGCCGGAGATCTACCTGCACTTCTCGAGCGTCAATCCGACGCAGTTCATCAACTCCGGCGCGCCCAACAACCCGCCGCCCGGGCCCGGGCAAATCGGCGAAAACTACGCAAGCTCCGGCGCGCTGTGGTGGTATATCTCGGTCACCTACTTCAACACCGGCATACCGATCGACATCGGCAACGCCGAGTTCCCGCCGTTCCCGCCGCCCTATATTTCGGCGACCGGCTTCCCGAGCTTTCAAATGGTGTTCACTGTCGGCGACGCTGTCATCGAGGTGCAGCGCACGCCCGGTCCGCCGGCGGATCCGTGCGCGGGACTTCAGCAGAGTGTCCCGGGCTTTGCGCTGGTCGACGGCGTGCTCGAGGAGTGCGGCGGCTGGGCGAAGGTCAGCGGCGGCTACGTGGTGCTCGCGACGTACCTCGGCGCCGAGGCGGGATCTAAAACGCAATATCCGCTGAATCCCTGCGTCGCGCTGTCGGACCCGAACGCCGGCATCGAGGGCTTTTGGGTCGCCGCTTACGACGCGGCGGTCGCTGCCGGCACGATGCCGGCCGGCAAGGTCTACAACGTCGATTACCCCAAGGTCGTTGATTTCGCGTACCTGCGCACCTATCAGACCTGCGTTGCCGATCCGGGCGAGGTGTCGCTCGCGACCATCATTGCCGGGATCTGCCACCGGGTGACGCTCGAAAATTACGACGTCAGTGACCTCGACGCGATCACTGTGGGCGGCTATGCGATCAACTCGCAAATGGCCGCGCGCTCCGCGATCGACCCGCTGCGCTCGGTCGGCTTTTTTGACGTGGTGGAGTCGGGCGAGACGCTCGTGTTCCGCACCCGCGGGAAGCCTATCGTCGCGACGCTCACCGCGGATGACCTGGGCGCCTTTGAGGGTGCATCCGACACGCCGCCGGCCGCCGTCACCGTCACCCAAATCCAGGACGTCGACCTGCCGCGCACCGTCCGGCTCAACTACATTGCGATCTCGCGCGACTACCAGCCTGGGCAACAGATCTCCGAGTCGCGGCTCACCACACTTTCTGTCAATGATGTTGACGTGAACCTTGCGGTCGCGATGCAGGACACGCAGGCGCTGCAGATCGCGGACGTGCTCTGGGCGAGCGCATGGACCGAGGCGCTGCAGGTGTCGTTTGCGCTCGACCAGTCCTGGTCGGAGCTTGAGCCCGGGGATTGCATCGCGCTCCCGGTCGACGGCGTCACGCAGCGCATCCGCATCATCACCACCACCGACTCGGCAGTGGTGCTGCGGAAAATGCAGGGCGTGCTCGACAACGACGCGTCCTACGTGTCGACCCGGGTCGCGCCGCCGCTGCAGGTGCCGAAGCAGACCGTGCGCATCTACGCGCCCACCGTCATCACTTTCCTCGATATCCCGGCGCTGCGGGATGAGGACAACGATGCGGGCTTTTATGTCGCAGCGGCCCTTCCGGCCGGCACCTACTGGACCGGCGCGCTCCTGTATCAATCATTGGATGGCGGCGCGTCCTACTCGCAGGTCGGCACGCTCACCCAGGCTGCGGTCATCGGCACCGTCGCGACGCCGGCGCTCGGATCCGCTTCGTGGGACGTGTGGGACGACGCATCAGCGCTTCTGGTCACGATCCCGGCGGCGCAGGCGTTTGCGAGCGCGACGGATGCTGCGGTGCTGGCCGGTGCTAACGGGCTCGCGGTCGGCGTCGACGGCCGGTGGGAGATCATCCAGTTCGGCGTCGCGACGAAGCAGTCGGACACGCAATGGCTACTTACGCACTTGCTGCGCGGCCGCCGCGGCACCGAGTACTTGATCGGCACCGGCGTTGCGGGCGACACCGTGGTGCAGCTCACGAACGGCGGCATCCTGGACGTGGTGCTGCAGACGTCCCAGATCGGCGCCACGCTGCATTACAAGTGCGTGTCGGTCGGCATGGCATTCGATACCGCGGTCGACCGCACCTTCGTTGGCCACGGCAAGCGCCTGCAGTGCTTCTCGCCGGTCGATATCTCAATCACGAAGCCGGTCGCAGACGTCATCATTTCGTGGGTCCGCAGGAACCGGCTGGGCACGGAGCTCGCCGGCACCGGCATGGATATCGCGATGAGCGAGTCGGTGCTCTCATTCGAGCTCGACATTCTTATCGAGGAGGGCTCGCCGTCCGTGCTCACTAAGGTGCGCACCGTCACGGTCACCGCCGCGGAGAGCTACACGTACCTTGCGGCGGACCAGTTGACCGACGTCGGCTTCAATGAGACGACCTTCACCGCGGCGGTCGCCCAAATTTCGAGCGTCGTCGGCAATGGACCGTCCGCCTCGCAGACGTCGAATGTTCCCGGTCAGCCGCCTGTTGTGATCGGTAGCGCACCTAATGCGATCGAGGGCGCGACCTTTGTTCCCGGTCCCGGCAACATCGGCGCGAACGACGTGTATGTCCTGGGCGTCAACGATCAGGTGTGGATTTTCGCCGTGCGCGGCAGCAAGGGCACCGCACCGTGTCTCGGCTTCTACATTTGGGACCTGTCGACGGTCACCTTCATCGGCTCGAGCTTCGATAACCGCTGGCCGTCGCCGCTCACCAGCACCATCCCGGAGATCCATGGGCCCATCGTCGAGGTCGGCAGTAGTGAGGGTGCGTCCGGGATCCAGACGGCACTTGTGGCGCTGGGCTCCGACGACCAGGGCTCGTTTTTCTGGGGCGTCATCAATGCGCTGGACGCGGCCGCCTACACCGCCTTTGTCCGCTGGCTCTATGCGGTGGAGTCGCCGGGCTCGGGACTGCCGACGCTTGCGCTTGTGCCGGTCACCGATCCCATCATCGCGGGCCAGTTCATCATCGGGATCTCGCGCTGGGGCAACACCACCTACGCGCTGGTCGCGGGGAATCCGGCGAAGGTGTACACGTCGGCCGACGGCGGCATCACCTGGACGCTCAAGGGCTCCTGCACCGGCACGCTGCCGGCGCTCGCGTTTTCGAATCAGATGCCGATCGTGCGCTTCAAGGGCGCAGCCTTCATGTGGACCGGCTACGGGCTGCAGGTGAACGCGGCGGGCGACCTTGTCGACTGGGCGGTGGTCTCGGACGGCGTGATTCCCTGCTACAACCCGGTGAACACCGCGTACACGTCGCCCGCCTACGTAGTCGATATCGCGCTCGGAGCTGCGCAGATCGGTCCGACGCTTCTCGCCGCGAACGATCACGCGATCATTCTCACCACTCAGATGCGCACCACGGCGGATGGAATCACACGCAACCTTATTTTTTACAGCACCGACGGCGCCACTTTCAGCAAGGTCCGCGACGTGCCGTCGGCGACCGACTTTGCGGCGGGCTTCGCGAACGCGCTCATTTGGGACGTGCTCGTGCCGTGGGGTGTCAACTTCATGCTCTACGGTCACTGGGCCTATGCTCAGGCGACGCCGCAGGCGCTGCAGGCATCCGGCAACGGCTCGGGCTGGACCATGTACCCGGTCGACAACGGCGACGCGTCTGGCAACTCCATCATCAACCAGGCCGCGGGCGACCGGGAGAATGCCCAGGTGGTGGCTGTCGACCACTTTGGGCCGGTGGTAAACGGCGTCCGCACCGCGCGCCTCATCCAGAGCATCGGCGGGCTATCATTCACCGCGATCACGATTCCGTAGGAGTGCGCCAATGACCACCGCCGTGCTGGGCTTGCAGGAGATCGCGCCGTCGCAGGCGCAGCCGAACGTGCCGCTCAATGAGAACGCGCGAATCCTCGACGCCGTCGTGCAGCTCTCGGTGCTGTCAGTGCGCAACTCGCCGGCGGGCGGCGAGGCGGATGGTGCGCGCTACATCGTCGGCAGCTCGCCCTCGGGCGCTTTCAGTGCGTTTGCCGCGAACGCGGTCGCGTACCTGTCCAACGGCACATGGCTTGCCGTCTCACCGACCGCCGGCTGGCTTGCATGGAACCAGGCGCTCGGTGGCCACTACCGGTTCACCACCGGCTCGCCCGGCGGATGGAATTTCGTGTTTTAGGCAGGGGCAGGCTTCTGCTTCCTTTTCTCGCCGACCGGGTCGACCGGTCCCAGTTGGTGCTTACCGTTCTTCGCATCCTCGACACCCTGACGGTGGCCTTCCTCGAGGCCGAGCTTGCGCGCGATCGCCTCATTTCGCTCGGCCATGCCGTCGGTCGTGGCGCGGACATTCTCGATCGATGTCGCTTGGTCGCCGAGCATGCGAGCGTTGCGGTCGGATTTCCGGCCCGCGATGAACGCCAAGCACGCCGAGGCGACCGATGCGACGCCCGACACCGTGAGACCGATCGCTTGCGCGATCTGTGTGAACTCGGTACTGGTCATAATGGCGATAACGCTCATGGTGATTCTCCCTCGGGCTAGTCTAGCAACGGCCAGATTGTTACGCTCAGCGCCCGCCGCCTAAGCAGAAAGCGTGCCGCATGGTCGATGTCACGACACACTTCACCCTCGAGGAGCTGGAGTTCTCGCAGCTCGCATCCCGCCAGGGCATCGACAATATTCCCGATGCCAACGAGGTCATGCAGCTCGCGACGCTCTGCCGGCTTGTGCTCGAGCCCGCGCGCGCATTGCTCGGAGTGCCCCTGCACGTCGATTCGGGTTTTCGGTCGCCCGCGATCAACAATTTGGTCGGTGGCGCACCGGACTCGGCGCACCTGGACGGCCGCGCGGCGGACGTCATCCCGATAGGACTCGAGCTGCGAGCGGCGTTCGCGACGCTGAAAGCATCCGACATCCCGTTCGACCAGCTCATCATCGAGTGCAATGAATGGCTGCACTTGTCGATCGCAAAGCCGGGCGTTGAGCCGCGGCACCAGACGCTCGCCGCCACCGGTAAGCCGGGCCGTTGGACCTACGTTCCGGCATGAACGATCGCGACAGGCTCATCCTCTGGTTCCAGTTTGTTTTGTCGATGTTCGTGCTCGTGGTCGTGTTTCTCATGGCCGGCTTCTACGAGTTCGGCTGGGCGGGCAAGCTCTCAGCGGACCAGGACAAAGCCTTCACGCGCTTCATCTCGTGGGCCGAGTCGGGCGCCTTTCTCGTGTTCACCTACTGGCTGCAGCGGCAGCGACCCGGCTCACCGGTCGATGATGCGGACTCGCATTTTGTCACCCAGACGCATACGCTCCCGGACGGCACGAAGATCGTCACCAAAACCCCAAGCTTCCGCGGAGTTACCAATGTCACGCCTCCGACCTCGACTGGCTCTCCCCCTCTTGGCGGTGCTGGCGCTTAGCGCCTGCGCTTTATTTGGCGGTAAGACCCTTTCTCTCGACGAGTCGCTCGCCGCCGCCTACACCACGCACACCGCGGTCGTGAACGCGACGACCACCTCCCTGCAGGCAGGCACGATCACCGCAGCGCAGGCGGACAAGGTGCTGGCCATGGCACAGACTTCGCGCGCGATCCTGGACGCCGCACGCGTCGCTGAGCAGGCGGGCAACGCCACGGCGGCCAATAACCAGCTCGCGCTCGCTGCGAACGCGCTTACCGCGCTGCAGACTTTTCTCAACGCCAGCAAGGGGAAAACGTAAATGGGAACCGTCGCCGACGCTCTTAATCTCCTGATCGCCGCGACCACGGCGGCATCCCAGCTCGCACCGATCATCGCCAAGGCGCAGGCGGAAGGGCGCACCGATCTCACGGCCGAGGAGTGGGCGGTGGTCACCGGCAACGATGATTCGGCCGAGGCCGCGTTGTCCGCTGCGGTCAAGGCTGCACTCGCCGCCGGAAAGTAAGTGTTCCTGACGCGGGTCATCCTCGCGGATGATCCGGTTCCGGGCATGTGGGTCGTGTACGCGCCGCTCGTGTGGGACGACGCGGTGTTCGGGCGCGTCACGGTCCCGACCGGCTTTCGCACCGACTTGGCCTCGACGCCGCACTTCATGCGGTGCTCTCAAGAGTTCGACCCGACCGGCGTCTCGCGTCGCGCCGCCGCGGTGCACGACTTCGCTTACGCGCGCGGCCTGGGATGGAGCAAAGACCAATGCGACCTTTTCTTGCGTGCTGCGCTTCTGGCGGAGGGCGCAACTCCGGAGCTCGCCGAGATGTACTATCAGGGCGTGCGCTTGTTCGGGCAGGCCGCGTGGGACGCGGATGCCGGTGCAATTGCGACCCGGGACTTCGATACGCCGCAGCACTTTGCCGAGTGGCTCGCGACGGTGGACAGCACGGTCGCCGCCGGTAATGCTTCAGGCTGACGATTCGACGTTGGGGAGTCCGCGCCACACCCCGTAGGCGGGCTTCTGTTCGGGCGGTCGGTGTGACCGGCCGCCCATTTTAGAAAGGCGATCGCCTTTGTCGCGCGGTTTGCGGGCAACGCGCTTGCAGCCGGTTCAAAGTTCAATTAGGCTCCCTCCCAGTCACAGGAGGTCCCGCCCATGCCCGCTTCCACGTTCGCAGGTCCGACGATCACCGCTGCCGCCACAGAGTCACTCTTGCTGGCATTGGTGCGGGCGCAGGCGTCCGCGGCCACCGAGGCCGACCGGACGGAGCTGCGCGTGCTGGAGCTCGACATACGGCTGGCGCAACGCAATGACCGGAAAAAGTCCCGTTAAGGTTGATCGCGTGGAGCTTCCCGGAAGCGTCGACGTGCGTACCGCTGCCCGCATGGCGTACGCGGGCGGCTTCGAGCTGCGCGTCGCCTGGACGCCGTCGCTCGGGCTCGTGGTGGAGAAGGCGCCGCTGCGGGAGCCCATCGTCCTGCCGTTTCGCAGGTGAACGCGAAGGGCACCGTCCGGCAGGAGCGCTCCGGCAACTACACCCTTCGGCTGCGCGCCGCCGGTCGCGAGCGGCGCATTCCGCTCGGGCACTTCAAGTCGGCGAAGCAGGCGCGCTCGGCTGCGGATGCCCGGCTCGTGGCGCTCAATCTCGCCGGACCCTCGGCGGGCGAGCTCATCACGCTGAATCGCTGGGCGCCCATCTTCCTGGGCGAGGTGTGCGCGCAGAAGAAGCCCGCGACCGTCGCCGGCTACCGGTCGATCATGCGCTGCCGGCTTCTGCCGCTCCTGGGCGGTAAGACGGTTGCCGAGATCGCCTCGCGCGATTTTACGAAACTGGTCGCCGAGCTCGAAAAGGACGGCAAGGCGCCGCGCACGGTGCGCCTGACTGTAACGGTTCTGGCACATGCCATCCGCGCCGCCGTCGACAACGGCTACGCCGGCCGGGTGCCGGATCTCAAGCACCTGCGCCTGGGCGCCAAGCGCTCGGCGGTCGCTGAAATGCGCTGCTTCACGCCGGAGGAGACCTCCCGAATCCTGAAGGCGGCTCCGTATCCGTGGCGGGCGCTCTATGCACTGTTGGCTTATACAGGTATGCGCTGCGGCGAGGCGCTCGGGCTCGAGTGGCGTCACATCGACTTCGCCGCCAAGCAGATCACCATCGGTCAGGGCGCCTACATGGGCGTCGTGCAATCGACGAAGAGCGCGGGCTCCGCCACCACGCTGCCGATGCCCGACGTGCTCGCGCGCGAGCTTGCCGAGTGGACCTACCAGCGTCCCGAGGGCGACTCGGGCGGTCTCTTGTTCGCTTCGCCGCGGGATCCCAAAAAGCCGATTTGGAGCAGCGGGGTGCGACGCTCTCACTTCGCTCCGCTCTTAAAAAAGCTCGGGATCCCGCCGGCGGGGCTCCATGCGTTCCGGCACGGCTTTGCGACCCAGCTCTTCGCGCTGGGCACGCCGGCGACAGTGGTCAAGGAGCTCCTGCGCCACGCGGACATGAAGACGACGTTGCGCTACGCGCACGTCACCCGCGAGGATCAGCGCACCGCCGCGGAGGCGTTTTCCCTACGAATCGGAGGTGTCGCCCATGAGGCCGTCTAAACCGTTCGAGTTTCAGGTCCCGCCGCAGGGGCGGATCGTCGGCATTCTGGTCGCGATCGCGCTCGCCGGAGTCGCGACCACCCTCTTCGGCTTCATGATCCACCTTGTGACGCCGGGGCCGCTCGAGGTGTGGCGCTGGTACGCGTTCCCGGTCATTTTTACGTTTGGTATCGCGTGGTTGCTCACCACACTGTGGGCGGCTTCGATCTTACAGAGGGCTCTCAAATGAAGACGAAAAAGGGGAAGCCGGAGCCGCAGCTCCATGATCTCGCGGCGCCCGCGCCCGCTGCCGACGATGGCGAATGGGAGCCGACTCCCGAGCAGGGCGTGAGGCTTGCGGTCGCCGTGGTGCTCTTGCATGCAGCTGCGCGCGTCGGCATCAATCCGCTTGTGCACGAGAGCGTCGATGCGGCGTGGCTTTACGCGCAGAAGCTCGTGAGCCTTGCGAAGTCCGGCGCGTGAGCGGCGAGGTGCTCGGATGGTGCATGGTCGGCGCCGCCGTCGTCGGCTGGATCATGGCCGGCTGGGCGGACCGGTGAGCATATGGGACTGGCTCATCATCGCCATCGCCATCGCGGTCGCGGTGGTCGCGCTCATCGCAACGGGGCGCACATGAGCACCGTCTCGGGCAGCGTCGACGAGGATTTCGTGACGACGGTGGAACCGGGCATCGAGGTACGCTCGTGTCCGTTCTGCGGGAAGCGCGTGCCGAAGGTGCTGAAGGCGCTTATCGCGGGTCAGGATACGTGCGCCGTCATTTGCGACCTGCCGCACGGCTGCGGCTCGACCGGTCCCTTCGCGCCCACAAAGCCCGAGGCCATCGTCATGTGGAACCAGCGCCGGAGCACCATCCAGTGAGGCGCGGCGTCGAGGTGCGCATCTACGGTCGCAAGGAGCTCGAGGAGCGCCTCGTGCGGCTGCAGCGCCACCAGCGCCTGACACTCGCCGCGGCCGTCACCGTCGCCGTGCTGGGCCTTGGCGTCGCCGCCTGGATGCTGTGGGACACGATATGAACCTCTCGACACCGGAGTGTTTCTTTATCGGGCTTCTGATCGGGGCGCTCGCCGCCATCGTGCTGCGCATCTTCATGGGACCGCGATGAGCTGGATCACGTTCGAGGACGCCGGTCGGTCGGACTCGGGCATCACGAAGATCTTTCACGTCGTGCAGGCCGATGGTAAAGGCGCCAGGCCGCTCGGACGCATCAAGTGGTTCGCGCCGTGGCGCAAGTACGCGTTCCCGCCGTCGTCCGAGACGGTGTTCGAGGAGGATTGTCTGCGCGAGATCGCGACATTTTGCGTGGAGGAAACCGCGATGCACCGAGCAGGGTTTCGCTTGTGAGCCCGCATCCCATGTGCGCCGCGTGCCTCTACTACCGGCCGCCGCAGCCGTCCGCGGTGCAGCTCGGCACCTGCCTTGACGTCGCGAAGCAGATCCGCCGTGCCGACGGCACGCTGCGGCCGATGCCCACCGTGGCTCCCGACTCGTGGTGCCATTGCTTCACGCCCAGCATCGAGGTGTCCGCTCCCAGGTACCTCATGCCGCCGCCCGACCTGTCGCGCGCCGCGCTGCAGCCGGAGGCGCGCATCCAGGACATGGTCGACCGGGGTGCGACCTATCAGGAAATCATGGCCGCGCGGCAGAAGCTTGGGATCACGTCGAATGTGATCTACGACGACTGTCTGGCGGAAAGCGTGCCAGGGGGTGCATTCAGACCTGAATTTGAGGCTAAAAACCCTCATCCGAATGTGGTGAGTTTGGCCGCGCGAAAATCGAAAAAAGGGCTGACACCGCAGAGATAGTGCAGTGTAAAGTTCAAACGCTCTAACACTGAATTAAAGCGACAGCAGGAAATATTTTCAATGAGCCGAAAGTCAAAGCCAGAACCGGGTGAGATCGTCGATCAGCCGCCGCCGGCGCGCAGTCGGTGCTCGCGAACGTCGAATCGGTCACTTTTAAAAAACGGGTCGTTGCGAAATTGTCGATCTCGCGCGGTCCCGCTGCAGCGGCTCTTGCCGAGCGCGCGAGCTCGGATATCACGCTCGTGCTGGCGGATCCGCGGGAATTTCTCGACGGTGTTGAACGTGTGAAATCGGACAAGGGGCAAATCCCGCTACTGGACGAAGGAGGCAAAAATGACAACTAAAAAAGAATCCCGAGCCGTGCCGGACGTGAAGCTGTCAAACGTGCTCGCGGAGATCACGGTGGAGCGCTTGAGGCAATGGGACGAGGAGGGCTTCTCGCACTCGCACGACGACAAGCACGATCGCGGCGAGCTCGCGGCCGCCGCGGCGTGCTATGCGGCGTCGTCAGCGACCGACTGGCGCGATCCAGCTGCGGCGCCGGTGCATCCCGGACCATGGTGGCCGTTCGATCAGCAATGGTGGAAACCGCATGGCTCGCGTCGGAACCTCATCCGCGCCGCGGCGCTCATCGTCGCCGAAATCGAGCGCCTGGACCGGCTGGAGCCTAAGACTTGACGTAATCCGGCGCTCGCCGGAAGTGTGACGCGCGACTGGTTTTTAACTTTTGGCTATGGCCTACTTTGGACAGCGCGGCGCTTTGCCCGCCAACCGAAGAGACAACGAAAAATGAAAACCGCCGACGCCTACCGCTCTGTTTCCTCGGGCGCGTGCACTTGCGGTAAGACGCTGCACGCCCGGCACGCCGGCTCTTGTCCGCTCGGCACGTCCGATGCGGTGGTCCGCGCTTCGGACGTCGATGTGTCGACGGTGGACTTCCGCTTTAGCCACGGTCGCGAACCTCGCGGCTTTGGCTCCTGGGCGTTCTATTACGGCTTCGGCCGTGGCGATACGCTGCAGGAGCCCACCTTCTTCAATCAGGCGACCTACGCCTCTGCACGACGCGCTGCGGTCAAGGACGCGGCGTCTCGCGGCTTCACATTTGTTGAGGTCGGCTCGTGAGCCCGCGCACTTTCGGGGATCTCCTGACCGCGGTCTCGCACGATGGCTTCTGCACTTACTGCCGGCGCGAGGTGATGGTCCGGCGGGCGTCGCCGTTTGCCGATATCTGCGAGCCGTGCATCGCGCCGCGCCGCAACTCGTTTTTGCCGGGTGTCGCTTGGCGCCGCCAACAGCAGCGCCGCTTTGAGGAGCGTCGCGAGCAGCTGGATCGTCGCGCTGCAGTCGATGCCGAAATCGTTCAACCACTCCTCACGCTGGAGGAATCATGAATCTTAAATCGCTCTTCGCCGGCTCTGGCGAGCCGAAGGTGCCGAAGCTCATCTGCGGCAACTGTGGCACCGCGTCCAACCACGCGGTTCCCTTCACGCCGGGCAGCATCCTGATCGAGCTCGTGCTGTGGTGCTGTTTCTTGCTGCCTGGGCTCATCTACTCGCTGTGGCGGCTCTCGCGGCGCCGCGATGCGTGCCCGACCTGCAAGTCGGCCGACATGCTGCTTACCAAAACGCCGCGCGGTCAGCGGGTGATGCGCGAGTTCGCAGCCTAAAAACCGCGATTTTACTTTGAACTATTGACAGCGGCTCCGCCGCGGGATGAGCATTCGCGCTTCCCGTCGGAGCCGCCCATGTACACACCGCTGGACAACGTCGAGCAGCCGCTCTACGTCATCGCCGTCGTTTTTAATCCCGTCCGCTTTAAATCGCGGTGGAAGTTGTTTAGGGACTTCCAGCGGCACGTCCGGGAGTCAGGTGCGATCCTGATCACGCTCGAGGCTGCATTCGGTGAGCGCGAGTTCGCGCTGGAGGCACACGGTTATCCAGCTAACCCCGCGACCGAGGGCGACGTGCCGCAGTTTCGCTCGCATGGTCCGGCGAATGTGCCGCCGTCTGCGGTGATGCCCGCTTCCCGGCTCAACCAGGATTACATCAAGGTGCGGCTCTCGCAGCAGCAGGAGATCTGGCTGAAGGAGAACCTGCAAAACGTGGCGCTTCAGCATCTGCCGCCGGATGCGAAGTACGTCGCGTTCATTGATGCGGATGTCCAATTCTTGCGGCCTGATTGGGTTTCCGAGACGCTGCACGCGCTTCAGCATTATGACGTCGTGCAGATGTTCAAGACCGCGGTCGATGTCTCGCCGACCTACGATCTCCTGCAAGCGCACACCGGATTTGTCGCTTCGTTCGAGGAGAACCTGCCGCTGCCGGCGAGCTCCGGCTACTACTACCACGGTGCTCCGTCAGCAGGTCCGATCACCTGGCATCCGGGCTTTGCCTGGGCTTGGCGGAAGTCCGCGCTCGATACGGTCGGCACTTTGTACGATCAGGCGTTGCTGGGCGCTGGCGATCGCCACATGGCGATGGCTCTTATCGGTCGCGGCGCTGAGACGATCCCTGAAGGCATGGCGGCTGGCTATCGCAAAACGGTGATGCAGTGGCAGGAGCAGGCGTCCGCGCTCAATCGGAACATCGGCTACATCGCTGGCACCGTGCACCACTTCTGGCACGGCCGGAAGGTCAACCGGAAATATCATGATCGGTGGAAAATCCTTGTTAGAAATCAGTTCGATCCGACCACGGATCTGAAGCGCGACTCTCGCGGCGTGTACGCGCTCACCGACAAAAAGCCGCAATTGCGCGACGACGTGCGTTCCTACTTCCGCGCTCGCCAGGAGGATTCGATCGATGTGCCTGGGAGCGATCACAAATTGTTGACACCAGCACCGGTTCAGCGGTGATCAGTGGTCGGCTGGCAGCACGAGTTCGATCGGCTGATGTCCGCGATCAGGAAGGGCGCCAATCCGTCGATCGAGCTCATCCATGTTCGCCGTGCGTGGTGCACGCTCGCGCGCGAGTGCACGGTGCTCGAGAACGGACGGCTGTTTTTTGAGGGCATTGAGATCGTGCCGACAGTCGATGGTCAGCACTGCGGTCCGAGGGGGATCAAAAATCGTGAGCGACGAAAAAAAGCAGACCGTATTTGAGCAGTTCGTACTCGATCGCGGCGTCAACGAGACCGCGCTCTTGCTGGGCGTGACAGTGTTTTCGGTGTACCACTACCTGCGCGGCACTCGCCGGATGCGCTTCAAAAAAGAGGATAAATTGATCAAGCATTCCGGAGGTCGGCTGTCGGCGAAGCTGGTCGCTGAGCACTACAGCGAAAAGCAGCGGCAGTTCATCCTGCAGGAGCGCTGATGTTGGCCTGGCACTCCAAACGACCACGCGTCAATGCGCGCGGATATCGCGGCAAGCCTGACCGCGAAAAAATGAACAAGACCGAGGCTTCGTATGCCGATCACTTGTTCGTTCGGCAGGTCGCAGGCGAGATCCTCGATTTTGGTTACCAGCGGATGAAGCTGCGGCTGGCATCGCTCACTTTCTACGAGCCGGATTTCGACGTGCAGCTCGCCAATGGCGAGGTGGAATTTCACGAGGTAAAGGGCTTTTGGGATGACGATGCGCGGGTGAAGGTCAAGGTTGCAGCATCGCTCTACCCGTTTCGCTTTGTCGGTGTGACTCGCGATCGTCACTTGTGGAAATTCGAGGTTTTTTAAGGCTGTGGATAACCTTGTGGATATCGTGTGTATAAGCTGTGGATATCTTGTTGATAACTCACTGTTTTCTGCACATGACTCATCTTATATCTTAAGACTTAAGACAGTTACTACAGACAGCGCTTTTGCCGCTCGTGTGTTGCTATGCCGACTCGTCCGCCAGTGCATCGTCCGTTTAAGAGGTTTGGCGTCGAAAGGATGCAGCGCGCCGCTGATCACCGTCGTGGCACTCGTCAGCAACGTGGCTATTCCGATCGCTGGCTTCGCTACAGCAAGCATCGGCTGCGCACGCATCCGTGGTGCGCTCGGCACCTTGAGGACGGCTTGCTGGTGCGTGCTCGCGTTACTGACCACATCGTTCCGCATCGTGGTGACGACCGACTCATGTGGGATCCTGCGAACCACCAGTCGCTGTGCACTCGTTGCCACAATTCGAAGACGGCGCGGGTGGACGGCGGCTTCGGCAACCCTCGGCTGGGGGGGTAGGGGGTGGAAAAGTAGGTGTCCGTGCCCGCGAAC